CAGAGGCTTGTATGAGACAAGGAGCGGCTTCGGTACTCTTGTTGAGTTTAATGCTCCTTTAAACGCTATTAATATCAATAGTCCTCAGAGTCCAATCGACACTACTGGAACTACTTATGGTCTTACTAAACACTTAGGATCACATGCATTTGAAACCGAGTTTGGAAGTAAACAGATTGTTTCAGTCTTTTTAGGCTTTGGTTATACAGCAATGTTGAAAGAGACTGATCCCTTGACGGGAACAAAAGTTTCAGATGAAGATTTGGGCGATGTTGTAAAGTATTATGTCGTAAATATTTATGACTACGACACAGATAATAGCTGGGAAGAAATACTTTACCAGCACACTGCCGAACAAGACCAAGAGCTTCAATCTACAGCCTTTTATCATGGATATTACGAAACTTCTAACAACTTAGCCAACTGGGCACAGATAGACCTAGCCAAAGATTCTACTTTCTTTTTTAAGCAGTATTTGGGAAAGATTTATTTTGGAAGCGAAACGGGGCTATGGGTTTATAACCCGGCGCAGTACCTAGGTAATAGACAAAAAAACATCAATAATGTTAATACAAAAAATGAACTAAATGATGATTTAACTAACAGTTATTCAGAAACGTCTCTTATCACACCAGTCGCATTCAAGAACGGCTTATTCGCTGAACAAAATGCTTTTACTTATATTCAGGATTCTGAGTTGTCGTCATTCTCTGCAATAGAAGCCTTAGACGGTAGGCTAATCTATGCTTCAGGTAAAACGATTTACTTTTCAGATGTTGGGGTTCCTAATGCTATCATAGGTGACAACTCTTTTACATTTCATGAAATGATTGGTGATATCACTGCTATTGCTGTAATCAACAGTAATATAATGGTTTGGTCTGAGAATCAAACATGGTATTACCAGCCATCCAATGGAGTTTTACTATCATCCGGCAGATCAGTTCTTGTCCATGATGATATTGGTTGTCTTGGACCACAAGCGGTACTATTCAGACAAAACAGAGTTCATTGGGTTGATCGTAATGGTGTTTATGTCTCAGGAACAGGTCTTTCTTCAGATGAAATAAGTCTTCCAATAAAAAGATTTTTCCAGTCTGAAACAGTCAACCCTCTTATTCACTATTTTGTAGAAAACGGTTTTATTGGTTTAGACGATGATAGACCTGATTTTGTGTATGACTTTTCAGAAAATCTAGAAAAATGTCATTTATCATATGATGAACAACACGAACAACTTATTTTTGTAGTACCTCAGTTAAATATTGCTTGGATTTATAAAAATGGTTGGTATTTATGGTCTTTTACAACTAATATCGCCAATGATTCAGGAGGAAATCCTGTTGTAGGTGCTACTACAAACTGCTCTGAGCCTTGGGTAACATCAGTCGATGACAATGTTTTTGTTGTAGGTGGCTTGATTAACTTTGGCGAAGTTGTAAGACGATACAATGGTTCTGAAAGTGCAGATGTAATAGCACCAAAATACAACTCCTTTAGATTATTTGAATGGGGAAGAGGCGGCGCTCAAGATGGAAGCACTAGAGATTTTAATGAAGGGCGTAGAAAAGTAGGTTTTTATAGAAAACTATTTGAAGACGCTGGTGGTTTAACAAACCCATTCAGACTCTTCTTTGATCCTTGCTTTAAGTTCGGTGGTAAACTAACAGATGACGCAAGTAATACTACATATTACAAAGAATCTGACGAGATATGGGTTTTGCCTATCAAACTTACACCCCCAAGTGCTTTAACCTCAAAAGTAAGCAAATACAAGGTAAGTTTCTCATTTGATGACAGTAGATGGCAACCTATTGACGATGCAGGTTCTACAGGAAGAGATATCCTGTTTATGGTTCCAACTGAAAGAGGAAGTACATACACAGGATATAGCCCCGGTGCTGGTATTATTGGTTCTCAGGTTGCTTTATCAACTGGTGCTCCAACAATAGTCATTGAATACGATCACTCATTAGCAACAGGTTCTTCATATAATACATTGTTTTTGTCAGAAAATAACAAAAATGAAATGATTTACATTCCTTTCAGAAAAATAAATAGAACAACCAACTCACAATCTGCTACAAATATAGTTACAAGAATGGAAGATTTTGAAGTAGAGTTTGATGATGGAGCCGGCGGTGTCACAACTGATGATGCTGTAAGCGTTTATGATTGGCAGCCCGGTTGGTATCCATTAGAGGATGAAACTACAAGAACATCTGGTGTTGATTGGGTATACAAGTCTGACCAAATCGGTATGGAAGAGTCAAACCAAATAAAAGCTAGAGGAAGTTATTCAGTACTTTCTTCAAGAGGCGAAGGACAAAAAATAAGAAACTGGAACTACGGTATTTTCAATAGTGTCGCTGGTTCAGATTACAAAGATTATGTAAGCCAAAATATTGATTTTGATGGAGCGCCAGCTATTAGAGAAGATTTTGTAGAAGTTTCCAACAAAGCAAGTATTAGGAACCGATTTAGCGATGGTACTACTTTGAATAAAAGACTACTAAGTGATGGTAACGCTCTTTACGGAGATAATACAAACGCAGCAGAAGGTAACTACTACGTTGATACTCCAGAAGTTGATACAATCGCAACCTCAGATTCTGTAAGGGGTGGTTCTGTTAACTATACATTCTTTGGTTTCTTGCAAGATAAGGCTAACAAGTTATTTATTCGTTCTATTAAAGTAGCCCTTCAAGCAGTATCAGGAAGACGTAGGAGGGGTAGATAATGCCAGTAGGTGATTTACGCTCTATTTTAGATAGAGCCTCTTCCAAAAGAAACCTTTTAGACCAAAAACTGCTAGATGAACTAGGTTTACAACAGCGAAGACTAGGAACTACTATAAAAAGTGGTGATCCTGTTGTCTTTACAAAGGAAAGAGATAATATCTTATTTCTAGAAAGTGGTTTTCACGGTGGTTTTACCGTCGAGCTACCGGGCACCATAATCTATGGTGCAGCCGGTGCAACTATCAATGGCCCAATAACTGTTGAAAATGGAGCAGATCTTTGCCTCAATAACGTAAGTTTTATACAAACAACAAAGAACACAGAGGCATTTGTTACTGTAAATAGTGGGGGAAGATTTTTGATAAATGGATGTATATTTAGAAAGTTTCCAGTAACCGAGCGAGCAATCGTAGGAAGCCCCTCAGCAAACAGTTGTTATGTTGGTTTTAATACTACTACTTTAGGAGAAAACTTTGGTACAATAATGAATAGTATTTTTATTGAAGATGCAGATTCAGGGGTCTTGTCATTAATAAATGGGGCTTTAGGATCTGCCTTAGGGACTTGCACTTTAGCATATTCTATAAATAGAACTGCTCAAGGCGTCGGAGCAGGTATTACAGCCACAGGAGTCGTATAATGAGCACAAGAGAGATCACAAAAGAACAGTTTAGTAACAACACTACAATCGATGGTAGTAGAATAGAAAGTGCTTTGGCTGACGTACAAGATAGAATCAACTCGGTCCCCTTCAGAAACGTAGACTGCTGGACAGAAAACAAGTTCTGTTGGGGCTTCACACCTAAACTCGGTGCTGGATTGGACCAAGCATTCGAAGGTGGACCATTCAGCTTTATATTTAGGTCTGAAATGCCCAATGCTTATCCTTCAGGGGAAGCTCCAAATAACCATTTCAGATTTAAAGGTGCATCTATATTGGACCCAAATACAGGCTTACCAGTTGGTAGAACAAACACCTATGATTTAAGTTGGTTTTGGACAAGTACTCAATATTTTACAACTCCATCAATCATTAAAGACTTTACTGTATTTGGTATTTTTGATGATAGAACAGACGCAACTATCGCTCTAAATGAAGCTTGGTTTACAAATGATTGGAAAAACAGTGATGGAACATTCTTAAATGACTTTCACCTTTGGATTTTAGTTGATAATCCATTGAATGTAGGCGACACTTTTATCAGAAATGCCGAAACACATACTTGGGGTGCAAGTTCTGTTGGTCTTTTAATGAATCCTCATCCAGATGAAGGAGCAATCCCAACAACTTATATTAGTGCTGGTCAAATCCAATACAATCCAACATTCCCAAATGCACAGGTTCAAAAAATCAACGCTAATGCAGTTAGATTACATAACTTAAACATTCCTGTTTTTTCAAACAGTAGAGTAAGATTTGTTTTAGGATTACCAGCTACCGGAGAGCCACAAGATGCTGAGATTGATACACCCGGCCAAGGTGATGATGCATATGCTAATAATAATACTGCTCATGCAGGTTTAGACTTTGCCACTTTTGCTAATAATATATGGTCAATGAATGTTTCAGTATTAGAACCATTGGAGAAAAAAATAAATGTCTAAGATCACTCGGAAAAAGCTCGTAAAAGGTACAAAACTTCAAGCACAACCAGTTGATGATTTATATACAGCAGTCGGAAATGAGATCTCTAATGCAACCATAAATGATGATAATGTTGAACACTTAGAAGGAACATTTCGTTTAAACTGGTGGTTATCAAATATTAACTGGGCCAACGCCACTGCTTCAGTAAACCCTGAAACAACAAATGAGCAGGCATATAACTTTCCATTTATTCTACCCCCAACACAAGACATTTTCAACATTACTATTGATGAAAACTCTAAATATTACACTATGAAAGATCTTACTCTTTCAATAGATCAAGGGGATGAACCTATTGATTGGCTAGAGCCTCATAGTGATTCCTCAAGCCCTACAGGTTATTCATGGTCGGCAGGAACAAAATCTGAAGCTGGTAAGTTTGAAATAGATATTTATTTTTGGAATAAAACCCCTTCCTCAGTTGCATCAAATACTACACACTGGGAAAACAACTTTGCTTCATTCAATATCCCCGGCACTGCATTTATTGCCAACAATATGGCCTTAAACCCATTTGTTATTAAAGATATCAACAAAATACTAGCTCCTGATCAGGCTTATTGTATGTCGGTAGTATTCAGGGGGGAAACAGTCAACCAGCTAGAAGGTGAACTGGTTGGACACATTATTAGAAATCTACAAATCAGTGTAAGATTATCTACTCCTTTAAGAAAGTTTGTAGAAGATTCCGCCGCTGCTAATAATCCAACTGAAGTTCAGAACGCTCCTGTTCTTTATAAGGAAAAAACTGGGGATGCTATTGGTTTATCGAGTATTAGCCCCGGTGATACTATTCAAGAAGATCCATTACAAACCAATATTGAAGATATAGACAAAAGATTTCATAATAAACTTCAAGGTGGCCACAATACACTTTGGTCTAAACCACTTGCAGAGCAGCAAACGGAACTTATGGCTTATGATGTCTTTACTGTTCAGATGTTTAATAACAACAATAACTACAAGTTAGGTGGTTATGATATAGATCATGTTCCTTATAACAATACTACCCCCGGTGGAGGTGGCGGCCCCGGTCCCGGTCCCGGTAGAACCCCAGATACAGCCGCAGATAGAAGAGTGGTACCTATTTTTAATCCTTATGAAATCCATGCCATTTATTTAGCATGGCAAACAGAGGTCGCTCAATCATATATTAGTCACACCAATCCAGTAACTACAGCACCAGCTTTGGCTGGAGAGTTATCTCTAGATGTAGTTTTACATAGTGGCTGGAGATCTGACCGTTATGCAACACAAGTGATTTGTAGTATGGCGGATATGGAAGCTTTAAATATTGTTGATGCCTCCACTGATCCGCTATTACAAAACTTTGAATCTGGACCTTGGTCTTCAACATCGCTTGGTAATCCAACAATGTTTATCCAACAGTTAAAGTTAAACTATGAAACTGGTGGCAATACTGAAGGATCTGGATACTTTAATACTGGTATTCCAGTATATGTTGGTAGAGGTATTGGCTCTAACTCAGACCAAAGAAGTTTTATCGCCAATAGTAATCCTGCTACTGCTCCAGCCTTACCAACAACATTAGGTTTGGAAAAACTATTAGAGTTTAGAATAGTAATGACCAACTTAACATTAGATGATAATAACTGTACTGATTTTGTGTCTCCTCCGGGTTTTACATTTATTGTTGTTTGTAAAAAGAACTTAGTATACTCGGCCTGTTAAATAGGAGCCCTTTTGGAGAAAATAATGGCAATAACAGAAGAAGAAAAGAAAGAAATACAAGAAACTAGAAAAAAGCGTAGAGAAGCTGGTGTAGGCTTTGCAAGAGAAGCCGGTATTCGTTCAGAAGCAGCAGCTAAAAGAATGCGTGATCTTATTGGCGAGGCAGAAGGGCTCGAAGAAACAGGTGTTACTGCTCTTGAACAAGCAGCCGATGTTGGTCGTGGCAAACTACGACAAAGAGCCGCCCGAGGTCTTGCCGCTTCGCAAGCAGCAGGTGCATTTGGCGGTGGTGGAACAGCCGCTTCTCTAAGAGGAACTGCTGCTGAACTTGGTATGGGCGAGGCAGAACTAGAATCACAAGCGGCATTAGGTATAGAAGATTTTAGACAAGGTGCTTTTGGAAAGCGTGCTGGTTTAGAACAAGCCGCAGGACAAGCTGAAGTTGATGCTGCTGTTCAGGCATTAGAAGGTGAAAAGTTTGCAGCCGAAGCAGGCACAGAACTAGAAGACAGACAAGAAAAACTGCGAACATACCAAGAACAAATCGCAAAGATTAAAGCAGATGCTTCAGGCGTGTTTCGGCGGGACTGGCGAACAGTTGTACAAGCCATCAATGGGCTCATTCAATCAGAAACTGATCCCGCACTTCTAGAGTATCTCAGAAGAGAAAAGCGAAGAGTACAGAAGCGTAAGAGGAAAGCATTTTAATGAAAAGCGGAATCTACTATATTAAATCCCCCAGTAACAAGTACTACATTGGTTCGACTAATAACTTCAAGCGTAGAAAAAAACAATACGCCAGAGCCAGTTGTAAGGCCCAAAAAAAACTTTATAACTCTATTATAAAGTACGGCTGGGAAAGTCACGAATGGGGAATCCTAGACCATTGTTCTGAGGACGTTCTTATAGAAAGAGAACAAATGTGTATAGATTTTTATAAGCCAGAGCTAAACCTTAACCCTATTGCAGCAAAACCTCCATCGTGGCTAGGTAAAAAGCGTTCAGAAGAGACAAAAAGAAAGATTTCTATGACTTTAAAAAATAAAAAAAAGAAGCCATTTACAAAAAAGCATATAAAAAATCTTTCAAAATCTTTAATAAATAATAATAGAAGATCTAAAACTGTTTTGCAATATTCTAAAGATGGTGTCTTTATTGCTGAATATATTTCAGCAGCAAAAGCTTCAAAAGAACTGGGTATATTGCAAAGCAACATTACTGGAGTGTGCAGGAATGAACGTAAATCCACAGGCGGTTTTATATTTAAGTACAAGGAGAATAAATAATGGCTAGGATCACACGCTTGCCTAATGGTAAAGTTTTCAGAGAGAAGATGAAGCTTCCTACCAACTATGTTGATTTTGAAACTAAAAAAGTAACAATCGAAGATGTTGGCAAAATGGTTGATTTTGCTGATAAAGTTGCTACATCTACCGGCGTCGGGGCTGCTTTTGCTGCTGGTGAAAAAATATATGATGAACTTATTTCAGGTGATCCTAAAGAAGCTGTAAAAGAAACAGCAAAAGTATCAGATAAAGTAGAGTTTGATCCGTTAGCCACTACAATCCCAGAAGACGCCCGTATGACCCAAAGAATGGGCACAATGACTTCGGACACAGGGTTCGGTGAAAGAACGCCAGAGCAAGTACGAGCGGCTGTCACAGGCCGTCGTCAGCCAGCTATGCCTAGAACTCCTGCCCCTGCTCCTGCGCCTGCTCCTGAGCCAACAGAACCAGTACAAAGAGAAATACAAAGAGAATCAATGCGTCGTCTTAGAGAGGATCTAGGATCAAGAGGCACTCAACCCATTCTCTCACCTGTCATTGAAAAAGAAGAGGAAAGGGTTATTCCAGCGATTCCAGCGGGAGGGCCGGCGACGCCTACTGTACCTGCTCCTGCACCTGCTCTTGTAGCTCCACCTATTAGCCCAACACCTCCAACAGAGCCAACAGTTCCAGCTACTCCCAGAACAGGAGAACCTATTCCACTCAAAAGAGAAAAAATAAGAGAAGTAGTTGAACAAGCTTTAGGAAATCTTGGTGCTGAAATAGCAAGAGATCAACAGTCTGCCGCACAAAGGATTGATACTACAGCCGCTTATGCTTTTCAAAGACCAGATGCGGCTGAACAAGCCATTAGTATAGAAAGAGCTTTAGGCATTATAAAAGACTTTTCACCTAAAAATCCTCCAGCACCACCAATAGATATTCCTGAAGTTGTTTCAGTAGAAGAACTTATTGGTTATGCCCGCAATGCTAGCACTCCAGAACAACAACAAGAAGTACTTAGGGCTTTTAGTGACAACAGAGTTACTGGTATGTATGCTCCTACTTTAGCATCAAGACTTGTTGGAGATTATAGGAAGCCTTTCTTGAGAACTATTATTGCTTCTTTTCCAAGGCAACAAACAAAAACAGGCAAAGATTCAGCAATCGACAGATTCTATAAGTTTGGCTTGGGTATGGAAGCTCTAAACAGAGCACAAATCCGTGGTCAAGAAGCTCAAACTGGTTTGGGTAGGGAAACTACTGCCAGTAAAAGAGCGGGAACAATGAAGACAGTGGCTGCGGCAGGTCGTACCGCAGAGCAGGCTGCGACAGAAAGAGAGTTGCGTGAACCACGAAGACTTAAGATTCTTACTGAAACCCTTAAGCCATATGCTAAAGAGTTTAGAAGACAACTAAGCCTAAGGCGACGACGTGGGGGTAAAGGTAAAAAACCAGAAAAGTTGGCGGATATCAATGCCGCTTGGAAGAGCACTGTACCTCGCATTGATAAAGATATCAGTGCCAATGAAAAACAGGCTGAAACAATACAAAAAAGATTAGATGGTCTTTCAGACAAACAAAGAGGTCTACAAGCAATAGTAGATAGTTATGAGCCGCCTCGCAAAAAACCTATACCGGGTTCACCAGAAGCAAAAGCATTAATAGTTGAACAACAAAAGGTACGCAGAGCAAGGGCAGAACTTAAAAGACTACAAGAACCTATTGAAAAGCTCAGAAAAGCTAAATCAGAACTTGATGAAAAAAGAGATGTACTGCTTGATACTAGAAGAAAAGTCGATGATTTCTTTGGTGCTAAGTATGGATCAAGGTTGAAAACACTAAAAAGAAAAGATATAGACCCTGAAACAGCAGCAGTATTGACTTCAGTTGGTGTTATTGGTCCAATGACTCCTTCTTCCCCAGATAGACCAGCGGCACAATAAAGGAAACTAATAAATGGTTGAACCAAGAGTACTAGAAGCATCTGTTCCAAAACGTGTACAAGAAGCGCTTCCTATTCCTGAACCTACAAAAGCTAAAGTTCGTCCCACTATAGAAGGAGGCGAACGTGTTGGAACTGAAATAGAGTTTGAACTTCCTGAAGGCCCTGTTTTACAACCAAGTCAGTTATTTAGACCACTTGGTGTAGCTGCTGGTTTTGGTCTTGAAGCAGGAAGACTTGGTGTTGAAGCAGTCGCACAAACTGCTGAGGCAGTACAATCTGTTGTTTCACCTGATGTACCTCTTTCTAGAAGATCCGCAGAGTATTACAGAAAACAGATTGCAGACTTGACGGGCGACGATCCTGAAATATTTGATCCTCAAGTTTCTAAAAGATTGGCTGCTCAGTTAGCTGGTGAACAAACTATTGCCGAACAAAAAGATATTCAGACAAGTACATACGCTAAAGCAAAACAAGATGCAGCAGATGCTATTGCTGGTGGTGTAGTATTTCTTTTAAGAGATATTATTCCTTTACTCCCAGCACCTAATAAAATGACTGTTGCTCAACAGATTGAAGAAGCAATGGAAGTAGGCGCTGGTATCCCAATGGGTACAGCCGGCTTTGCTCCTATTCTTGTAAAAGCCGGTGAGCAAGTTGTTGATGGTGACTTGGATAGTGCTGTTGATACGCTGGCTTCAAGGCCAGCAACTCTAGCAATGACTTTGTTGCCATATGTCCCAGCTATCACAAGAAAATCACCTAAACTCGGAAGTTGGGTTATAGAAACAGCAAAATCTAAAATACCAAAAAGAGTCAAAGAGGGTGTAGCAACTGCCAAAGAAACAGTTAGTTCCAAAATACCAGAAAAGGTAAAAGAAGGAGTAGCAGACGTAAAAGAGTTTATAGACTTCGACGAGCGTGTAGCTGGAGCTCGGAGATGGGTTGGTGACCCAATCACCCAAAGCACACCGGAAGCTACAGCAAGAGCAGAAACTATTTTTGAAGAAGCCCGTGCTGCTCAACAAAGAGCAGGTGAAGCATTCGATGTTTTGACCGAGTCCGCAAAAGAACCTAGACCACTGGAAACAGATGTCAAAACATCAATAACAGAAGAAGGTGTTGTTACATCACCAAGAACAGTAAAAAAAGTCTATAAAATAGACGAAGAAGGTATTACTTCAGAAAGAGGTAGAATGGGTGGCCCTGAAACTGAACCTTCTCTCGTTTACGAAATCCCAAACGAAACAGTTAAAAAAGCTCGTGCTATTTTAGAAAAAGACAGTTTTTTACCAGAACTTGGCGATGTTACTTCTCCAGAAAAGATTACTGAAGCTTCTAGAAAAGTAAGAAAATCAGTAGAAGATGCAGTTATTCGAACTTTAGACGAGACAGTTAATATATTTTTACAAGAGCCAAAAACCAGAAAAGGTGTTGCTAAAAGATTAGCAAGAGATGTTGGTAGTCCTGAGAAAAGTAAAGCCATTGAACTAGCTCTTTTGGATATGGTTAGAAAAGAACTAGCTCATGTCAATAAAGAAATCCAAATAGGAAAAGAAACTTTAACTAAGCAAGATATTAGACAAGCGGTTATTGAACAGAAAGGTTTGTCTTCAGATATTCTAGCAAAAGAAGCAGCCCGCAGAGGAAAACTTGCAGTAGAAACGGAAGCTTTTAATAGTAGACTTCGTTCTGGGATTGATGCTGACACTATAAGTATTGCAGATACAGCAGCTAAACAAAGTGAAATACCTACAGCTATTAAAGCACCATCAGAAGGCTCATATGCTTTTTTTATTGAAGATGTTGCAGCAACAAACCCACAAAGAGCTAAAGTATTTGCAACTTATGAAAAACCATCTACTCAGCTTACAGAAATAGGTGTAGATCCCAATATTAGAATAGCACCCGGAATAAACCATTCCATGAGTATTCTATTAGATGCTATGAAAGCATCTAGAGACACACAAAACAGATTCAATCAAGTAACTAGTGCTGCTAAAAAAGCATATACATCACGCAACATTGCCTCAGCAATGAACAACTACAAAGCAAATATTTTGCTTTACAACATGTTTTATGGACTTCCAGAAGGAGTCGGAGCCTTTATTGGTTCATTGGGGGAAGGTATTTCAGCAGCTACAGGTAAAAAAGCTCCGGGTGCTGCAACAGCAATAACTGAAAATGGTAAAGCTTTCAGAAGATTTGTCGAAAAGAAACCAGCAAATACACTTGAAAGTAATATTTTTGATGCGATTAGAGAGACAGGTATTATTGACAACACTAATGCTGGTGCTGAAACGGTTCTAACAGATAAAGGCGGTATATTCTCAGACAACATTGCAAAACTAGGAAAACCGGGTGGACGTGTTTCTAATGTTAGCAAACTTTTTTCTAAGATTATTAAAAGGTTTAATGAAAGCCAAGATGCTATTTATTCATTTGGTGACAACTATTTTAAGTTTTTAGCAACATTTGCTGAACTAAAAGAGACACTTGGTTTCTTAGATCTAATGGAAGAAGGTACAACTGCAAAAGTCAAAGTCGGTGAAAAAAGAATAATAAACATAAGAAAAAACTCTGATGGTACTTTTACAGATATTAGTACGGGTAAGAAAATCCCTGAAACAAAACTAATCAATGGTTTAACAAAAGGTTCGTCTGCTAGAGCAGCAGCGAAGTTTGTAGATTATGGTCGAATCCCCGGATATCTTGCTTGGCTACGATCAGGCGAAGGTGGAGTAGGTGGTCTTGTATCCCTATTTTTTACTTGGCAACACAAAATGGCTGACATCCCCGGTCTTAAAAAAGGTATTGTTTCTGAGTTTATTTCTAATCCAAGAGTTATTGTAAGTACTGATTCTCCATTGGCAAACAAAGCAATACTTAAGGCAGATTTTAATAGAACTGTGGCAAGAGCAATGATGAATGGTGCTTCTAATGCCGCCATCGACAAAGGTACCCCAGAAGAACTAGCAAGATTAGTTGCTTGGAATAAGACCAAGATGGCCCCTATTATTGTTTCAGCTACAGAAGTTGATCCTTGGGCTGTAGTTTATAATGATCAGTCCTCAGCAAACTTCTTAGGCCCCACTGAACAACTTTTCAGAGTGGGATTGTGGGCTGGTATTGGAGTGGCCAAACAAACAAATAAAATAGCAAAGCAGCTAGGCGTTTCAAAAAAAGATTTATTGATGGATCTTTCTGGAATGGCTGAGGCCGGCGATAAACAAGACAAAAAACTTATGAGAGCTGCTAGAGATATATACACCCGCTATGAAACGGGGCAACTAATAAAACCATCAGAACTATTAGAAACTTTTGGTATGCGAGCTGGTGGTCCTTTATTTGACATTGCATCTTCTATTATTGAAGCAGACGAAGATCCAAATGTTGATCTTGAAAAAAGATTTGGAAAGATTCTTGCGACTTTGACTATGGGTGGAACAGGTAAAAGACTTTTGGCTGATTTACCAACTAAGATCATCAGTGATGATAAATCCAAGTTTAGACCAGAAGTCCACCAACCTCTTTTAGATAAAGCAGTTGCAGCTATTTTTGGACAGGCTTGGCGTATGGCTTACGTTCACAACTACCGTATTGGAAAAGGAAAAGACTACGGTCTTGAAGGCCGTTGGGTTGATGAACTAGAGAAATACCTCAAAGCTAGTCTAGCCAAAGACTTAAAGCGTAAACTTGAAGAAATATCGCAACAGGAAGGCCCTGAAGCTGATGCTCTTTACGATGAATATTACGAAAGATACCGATATATTCTAGAAAGTATTGCTAGAGAAAAAGCAAGACTACAAGAAAGACTTAGAATAGCAAAAGACAGAATAGGAATAGGGAGATAGGTTCCTGTTAAATAGGAGCCCTTTGGAGAAACAAACATGAGTGATTTAAACAGATTATTACAGAAGCAAAATGCTAAAACAGCAAATGGACCATCCGTCAGTACCATTGTAAATCAAGCGGCTGATCCCTCTTCAGCACGTTTTACTATCACTGGTAATGCAACAGGTGGCGATGTGCTTGCTATAACTGTTGATAGTGTAGATTTAAACTATACAACTATTGCAGCAGAGACACCAGCAGTTGCCGCCGCAGCAGCAGCCAGTGCATGGCAAACAGCAATGGATGCAGCCTATTCAGCAGGCGAATATACAGTTGCAGATGACGGCGATGACGTTGTTATTACAAAAACAAATGCTACAGAGCTATGGGTTGAATCAGTATTTAGTTCAGATGCTACACAGGATATTGCTGAGTCCGAAGGGTTACGTTTAAGCTCGGCACTATTATTTGAAGTATCTACTGCTGGAACTGGTGCTCCGGTTCGTTACGAATCAGGCGAAGAAATCCGTAAACCAGCTATAGATGGTGATCTATCAACTACAATGGTTATTGAAACAGAACTTACAAATGCTTCTGGTGGTGCCGCATCAGCCCGTTGGCGTGTTTGGCACTGGTACACTTCTTTAGGTTGGGTGGTTGATCAAGAAATCGGCGTCAGAACGGTCTCAGAAGCAACAGGTTCGGCAACTGCAAAAGATGTTATTGCTTTAACTTCTATCGGTTCAGAAAAAGTCGCTATTGAGTTAGTCGATAACGGCTCCGGTGGAAACTTAGCTGCTGGCGCAGCCTTCAGTGCTTGGGGCGTATACCTTAAAAATGCGTAAGATTTCTCACAAAACTAGTGCTAGAAACCGCAACATTACTCCTTCTATGGGTAAGACCAATGAAGGTAAAAAAGTTCGTTCTATTTCTAAAGTTTTAGCTGTTGGAATGGCAGACTGGAGGATTGCTTGGTTTGCAGATGATGAATCTTCTGAAAGTGGCAATCTTTCTTCTCTTACATGCCGCAATGGAGGGTTAAGTGCCCCGGCTGCTTTGAACGAGGGAACTATTAGGCGTGATGTGAGAGGTGCTAAAACCATTGAACTGGATTTTTTGAATCCTTCTCTTTATATAAGTGATTCAACTTATTTAGGATATTCAAATACTATGTCTTTTGCATCGGCAAGAAACATAATAAGTAATGGTTTTACAGGCGGCTCTAGAAATATGTTTTATTATGCTTTAAGCAATAACTGGACAACAGAAGGTGGGTTATTATACAACACTGAAAGTGGTGGTTTGTTGGAACCAACGGTCGCTTATGACTTAGTAACCGGAGGAACCATTATTGAAAGATCAACAGGTAATAGTCCTATTGTTTTAGGAACTGAGGCTGTTTCAGTAGCCAAGCCATCTGGTGATATAACTTTATTAGGTAATGAAATAGATTTTCCTATCGGCCCCGGTGGAACTGAAGCAAATGTTTTCTGTGAAAGTATCAATGCTAGTTTTTGTATGGGAGATTATCTACCGGGGGCTTCCTCTTTACCTCTTGGAGGTACTGTGTTCAGTTGGCTAGCCGGTGCCAGTCGAGAACTTTCAGAAAAAGAAAAAAATGAACTGGTTCGCTTATTGAATAGTAATGCTAAAATAATAAGAGGAAGGGATTTCTAATGAAGCGATTTGCTGTTATTTGGACAAAAGACCAAGGCACGAAAGTGGAACGCTTGGGTGTAGAAGCACGATTAGTTTGTTTAGAGAAAGAGTCCAACGATTCTGAAGTACTTGAACAAGATGAAATAAATGGGCCAAACCTATCAACCATCAATGTGTTTGCGCTGGTATGGGCATTAGACAAAGGCTACAAACGGATTATAAGCGAGGAAGAATAAATGAATAAAAAGTATAAAAGACTATCCCCCAACTTCAACGAAAGCGAGTTTGCTTGTCCTTGCTGTGGTGAGTTAGGTGATAAAAAGCAGCTAAGAATGCTTGTAAATAAACTAGAAATCCTAAGAGCAAAGTTTAATAAGCCAATCATAGTCATCTCAGGTTATCGCTGCCCAAAATACAATGAAAAGGTTGGTGGTGCTAAAAAGTCCCAACATATGAACAGCATGGCCGCAGATATTAAAATCAAAGGAATGAGCACTCACCGCATTGCTAAAGCTGCTGGTGGATTATTCAAAGCAATCGGCATTTACGATACATTTGTTCATGTAGATATCAGAAGTTGGAAGGCTTTCTGGGATCACAGAACTAAAAAGGAAAATAAAAATGACAGCGACAAGAAAGACGCTAAGCCCAGTACTGAAAAACCAGTACGCAAAAAGCGTAAAAAAACAACTACCTCCAAGTCTAACTCCAAGACAGGCAGCAGCAAAAGCAAGACTAAAGAAGTCGATGCAAATGTAGAGGGTAAATAAATGGACTTTGCGACAGTAGTCAGTATCTTTGTAGGAATACTCACAATAGGCGGGGTAGGCTATAAACTTAATGCAGAGTTGGCCAAGATTCGTATTATGCTTGAAGTATTCATGGCCGAAACCAAAGGTAAACTAGAAGATATTATAAAGTTAGAAAAAAGAGTAGAAAGACTAGAACAAAAAGTATACGAGGACAAATGATGAAGAAGTTACTAATAATGTTAATGCCTATCTTAATGATTGGCTGCAAAGAACCTGAGTGCAACGTAGAGTGTAAAGGTTATGGTTGTTTCTGCGTGGAAGATGACCGTCCTGAATGTTCAGAAGACGCTACTGATTTACCAGATGCTGTAACACTACCTGATGCCGTAAGCCCTGATGCGTAACAAACTAGATAAGCTCTTAAACAGATTTGTAAGTAAAAAGTTAACTGTATTTTTATTAGCTACAGGCTTCTTGGCTTTTGGTATGATACCACCTGCTGATTGGCTTACTCTTTCTATTGTTTATATTGGCTCTCAGGCTGCCGTAGATGCTGTTGTAGCTCTTAAAAGTAACTAAGGTAGGGCAGTATACCTCTAAAGAAAAAGAAGCCGTTAGAACGACTCTGTGTAAACGACAACAGTATTCAAACCCTTGAAGCCTTCAGGATTAATCAGGTCGCCCTTTGCTTCATACCCACCTGAAGTTTTATGATCCCAATCTTTAACTATTTCCTTTAGTTTATTCCAATGCCACAAGTGCATCGTGACTGGTCTTCCGTTAACGAGATCATTTGTGTCAACGTATAACAAAAAGTATTCCATATTTGGCAACATTTCAACCTTCCAGTGATTAGAGATACCTGAGTAGCTACTTTGATTATATTCTAGAAAATCACTGCCATTGTGCAAACTTTGTTGACCACACTTAATATCAATATATTTATTTCCACATTTAAAATCGAAACCTGAAGGGTCATCCAAGGAAAGCTTTTCCCAATGAGGATATTTCTGTGAGATTAGCTTTTCTATTATCAAGCCAGATTGTTTGAATCCGTTCTTGTAGCTTTGTTCTTCTTTGAGCAACTGTCCTAACTTTTTGATATTCATGTTTTTTCTCCTTTCTACTAATATATAGTACAGAAAAAAAGAAAAAGTCAACCTTTCGTGTTTGACAGAGGCTTTTTTATCTGCTATGGTACTACTTACTATGTAAGCACCGAGCAAGTGCTAGAGGAATACCGGGTGAAAGAACTGATGAAGACAGCGATTGAAAACTCAAACCCCACCTGCAAGTCCTCTTCTCCTTGTAAGGGAAGCAATAAAGTGTCTGGTTTTACTACTATCGTTTAGGTTATTTTTTAGGCTTTCAAGTGCCTTTCAGTTCTGGTTACTGAGCGATTGATAGAAAAATAAAATCACCACCCTCTTCATAAATACTTAATATAGGGCCACCCCCCCTATAAGGGGAGAGAAGTATGCTGGTTAGACAAAACAAAAAGAAAGTAAATATTTAAAATAAATAATAATAAAAAACTTTAAAAAAATAAAAAAATAACTAATAAAAAAGAACTTTTCAACCTTTCAGATACTACTTATAATATAGGAGATAGATAAATGAACAGAAGACAAGAACTTATCCGGTTTTTTCTAGAAGAAGAGCTAACAGAAGAAGAACAGAAAGAAATAGATCTTCTTTATGAACAGCAATATGAAATGATTTCTGAATCAGAAACTACTATTTCAGTAAATGATATTATAGAAGCAGAAACTGAAGTAGGGGGTTCACTTGAAACTTAAACTGCGGCAGCATATATTGAATAAAATCTCTGAATCTACTCCAGCAGATTTATATGTCCGCTTTATACTACTTGCCTGTATGGTAACCTCAGAACAAAAAGCACACGATCTGATCACTGAAATCTTCAGAGAGAAAATCACGGTAACCAATAAAGAAGAGTTAAACTAATGACTATACATTACTGCTACAGAACAACAAATAGTACCACAGGTGACTTTTATATTGGAAAGCGTAGTACAAAACTATATTCTGACTGGTATGCTGACCCCTATTTAGGTTCAGGTCTTCGTTTAAATCATGCCATTAAAAAGCACGGCAAAGAGAACTTCAGTAAAGTTATTCTGTGCTATGCTGAAACGAAAGACGAGAACGCTGAGAATGAAAAGATGTTCTTAGGTGATCTATGGCAAAGGGATGATTGCTATAATCTAAAAGCTGGTGGTGAAGGTGGCAGCGGACCATGTTCTGAAGAAGCAAAAAGAAAGATGTCAGAAGCAAAGAAAGGAAAGAAGCTTTCAGAAGAGACAAAGAAAAAGATGTCAGAAACAAAGAAAGGTAAAAAACGCTCTGAAGAAATAAAAAGAAAGATCTCAAAAGCACATAAAGGCAAAAAACATTCCAAAGAACACATAAAGAAAATGTCTGAGGCACTGAAAATCCCAGTTGTACAGTACAGTAAAGAAGGTGAGTTTATAAAAGAATGGGATTCGGCAACAGACGCTGCTGAAGAACTCGGAATATCTAGGTCCAACATTTCAACAGCCTGTAGAGGTAGACAAAAATCTTCAGGCGGTTTTGTCTGGAGGTATAAGGAGAACTAATGAAACGAAAGATGGTCCAAGGTAGTTGGCTTTCAGACTGCGGTGTATTTGTTGCCTCCAACGGCAGTCTCGGTGACAGCAAAAATAGACCTCAAGCGCTCATTGATCACAAAAACCCTAAGACTGC